TAGTACCACCTAAAGGTGGTAAGCCAGTACCATACACACGTACTACTACAGTTGCAGGGTCATTAGATGATGGCACTGCACTAGTAGCATGGAAGTTGCGTATGGCAGCAGCAGGTTTAACGCTGCGTCCTGACCTATTACTTGCAGCCAGTGCTGTAAGAGATAACAAGTTAGAGATGGACAAGTTAGTTGAAGATGCAATGGAAGCAGCAGGTGCTACCAAACAAGCAACCATAGGCACAGCCATACATACACTGACAGAAAAACACGACAGAGGTATAGACTTAGGTGTAATCCCTGAGGATTATGTTGCTGACATACAAGCATATGATGCTGCAACTAAAGGCTTTGAAAATATATTTATTGAACAGTTCTGTGTACTGGATAAGTTCAAGATTGCTGGCACGCCTGACCGCGTAGTCAAATACAAAGGAGAGTTGTTTATCTCTGACTTAAAAACTGGTAGTATTTCTTACCCAAACAAAATTGCTATGCAGTTAGCGGTGTATGCAAACGGCTTGCCGTATGACCCCGCTACCGCAAGCCGTTCGGTATGGGGAGATGTTAATAAAGATAAAGGAATCATTGTTCACTTACCAGCAGGCAGTGGCGAATGCACACTGCATTTTGTTGACATCAAAGAAGGATGGAAAGGTATCCAATTAGCAATGAAGGTACGCGCCTTCAGAGATACCAAAAAGAAATTGGTAGAGAAACTTACTTGAAGTTATGCACTAGTTGCATGAGCACAGATGTTATACTCTATCAGTACGTTGAAACGGATACAGAATATGTATGCCGTTCTTGCGGGGTAATTACCACTATCAAGGAGAAACATGCACACAGAAGCACCAATCAGTATCAACGTTAAATCAGCAGCAGGTTCACTAGTTACAGTTCGTGCGTCTAACGCAGAAGAACTGGACCAGACAGTAGCACTAACACTTGCATCACTAGCATCTGCAACTGCAGAACTAGAAGCAGCAGTACGAGGTACTGCACCAGTTAACACAGCAGTACCACCCAACCCAGTAGTAGGTATGTTGGCTACACAATTAGGTGGTAGCGTATTGCCAGATACACCTATGCAATCAGGACCACCAGCATTTGTATCTCCAGGTGTAGGTGCACGTCAGTGTCCACACGGTACAATGACACGCATCCACGGTTTGACAGGTAAGTTTGGTCCATACAAAGGACACTTCTGCCCTGCTAAACAAGGAGATATGACTAAGTGCACAACAGTTTATGTTAAGGCAGGCTCACCAGAGTTTGCTACATTCACAGCCGACCAAACAAAGGCATAAATGAAAACACTCCGCCGAAGTATCGGTAAGCCAGAGGTGGGGGGAGAACCATTACCCCCACCTTTTCAGGCTTTCCAACGTGAAGGTATCATCCTGCGTAGAGCAGAAGTTACAGTCATAGCAGGTACTCCAGGCGCAGGTAAGTCATCTATTGCATTACATATCGCAGCAAGACTGAAACAACCAACCCTTTACTTCTCTGCCGATACTAATGCACATACAATGGCAATGCGTTTGCTTGCTATGAAAGCCAAGATAACTCAGCAAGACGCTGAGTACATGATTAAAACCAAGCCAGAAACAGCAGAGCATTACTTACGTGATTTCTCTGGTATGTACTGGTCGTTTGAACCTAGCCCTACACTAAAAGATTTAGATGAAGAAGTATCAGCATTTGAAACTATGTGGGGCAGAAGCCCTACACTTATAGTTGTAGATAACCTTATGGACATAGCCATTGATGGACATGAGGAGTTTGCTGGTATGCGTGCAGTTATGAAAGAGTTAAAGTATCTAGCACGTGATACCAATGCAGCAGTACTAGTCTTGCACCATACCCAAGAAGGAGCACAAGGTTATCCTTGTCAGCCACGTTCAGCACTACAGGGTAAGGTTGCACAGATACCAGCAATGGTACTAACAGTAGGTCAGATGATACACGGGATAGATACATACTTGTGTGTAGCCCCAGTTAAGAATCGTTATGGTAAGGCTGACCCAACAGGAGCAACTTACCTTACGCTATCATTTGACCCAGCCAAAATGCATCTAGAAGATGTAGTCCGAGATAGCACACAGATGGAGATGAAAGTATAATGCCTAGTTATACAATTACTGTAGAAGTAGACCAACAATGGTTTGATATTCTTGGTCAAATTTCCCGTCATCAAGACGGGTTTATATGGATTAAAGTAGAGGAGTTAACTAATGCCTAAATATAGAGTCACATACTCGCAATATAAAGTAAAAGTTATCCGTGCTTCTTCACTAGAAATAGCAGAAGAACGTGCAAAGAAAGCAGGGACAGGACGTTGGGAACTAACGGAAGTTAGAGACGAACCTAACGAATGAGTAGCGCAGCCAAAGCCAAAGGCTCAGGAGCCGAACGAGATGTAGTTAAGTATCTCAAAGAATGGTTTCCTTATGTAGATAGGCGATTGGCTGGTGCTACGCTAGACAAAGGTGACATCTCAGGTATACCTGGAGTTACAATTGAAATTAAAAACCACGCGACAATGAAGTTGTCAGAGTGGACAGAAGAGTTGTTAACCGAGATGGCTAACGACAAAGCGTGGACAGGTGTAGTGTGGCACAAGCGCAAGGGTAGGGGAAGTCCTGGCGATTGGTACTGCACTATGCCTGCTCACGTATGGATAGACTTACTAAGGAGAGCACTTGGAGAAGCCAAGCATTGAGGAATATCTCAACTACATAGGCGCAGCCGTGCCTTCTATAGGCAGCGGCTGGCGCAAGATGAAGTGTCCGTTCCACAGCGATAGTCATGCATCAGCAGCAGTTAACTATGATAAGAATGCTTTTATCTGCCACGGATGTGGCGTAAAGGGTGATGTATATTCCCTAATAATGTACAAAGAAGGTGGTGATTATCGTGAGGCTCTCAAGTTTGCAGCGTCAGTTCTTACTACAGGCAACACAGAGGTACGCCAGCAAGATAGAACTCGCAAAGGATTATCTATCAAGCCGTCATCTCTCGGTAGAAGAGGCAAACACATTTCACTTGGGGGTGGTAGAAGACCCACTTCCAGGGCATGAGGCGTACAAAGGACGCCTTGCTATTCCATACATTACACCGTCAGGTGTAGTAGATATTAGATTCCGTTCAATGAACAACGAAGACCCTAAATATATAGGATTAGTTGGTGCTAAAACTACTATGTTTAATACACAGGCTTGCTTTGTGGCAGATAAATATATCTGCGTAACCGAAGGTGAGTTTGATTGTATTATGATGTCAGTTAAAACTATGCATCCAACCATAGGTATTCCAGGTGCTAACAATTGGAAACCACATTACGCTAAGATACTAGATGACTTTGATGTTGTTATAGTTCTTGCTGACGGAGACCCAGCAGGTCTTGAGTTTGGTAAGAAAATTAGTAGAGAACTGGGTAATGTAAACATTATCTCTATGCCAGATGGTGAAGACGTAAACAGCATGATGATAAAGATGGGGAGTGAATGGCTTGACGGACGAATCAAAGAATGCGTTACCCCTGGACAGTAAGTTCTGGGACTATGCCCGTGATAATGGAGCATACATTGGTATTCCTGTATCAGATAAAAAGATGCTTAACATTGTGGGCGCACTTGAAGATATATACATAAGCATTATGGAAGACCCAGACGAGGCAATGGAATGTTTGATTATGTTAGGTGCTATATTTGTAGCCTCTAGTGAAGGTAGAGCCGATGAAATATGGGAAGAGTTTGCAGTACGTGAGTCAATGAAGTCCTTTGACCAAGACCTTAAGGAGATACTAAATGAAAAACCTTGAAGATGCTAAAGGAATTACAATAGAATTACTTACAATTATGTACAAGAAACACCAAGATTACGGTCCAATGAACATAGCGGGAGCACCAGGCGGTGCTATGAATGGGCTACGTGTACGTATGTATGACAAATTGGCACGGCTATCCCACCTTGGAGATACCGACACGCCGAACTACGAAAGCATAGAAGATACACTGATTGACCTTGCAAACTATGCCATAATCGGGTTACTAGTCCAACGTGGACAATGGGAAGGTTTACCCAATTCAAATGGCAGCGAAACAAAAACGAGTAGTAGTCCTCAGTGACCTACAAATACCGTATCAAAATAACGCAGTAGTCCAAGCAACACTAGACTTTATTCAGTATTATAAACCAGATGAACTTTGGTGTGTAGGTGATGAACTAGATGCACCCGAACCTAGCCGTTGGAACAAAGGCATGGCTGGTGAGTATGCAGAAACATTACAAGAAAGTATTGATTTAACTCATCAGATTATGCGCAACTATCGCGCAGCACTAGGCAAGAAACCATTTTATATTCAACGCAGCAATCACACTGACCGTATAGATACTTACATGCGCAAGTATGCACCTGCATTTATGTCACTCAAGTCATTAGAGATTGAACAGTTACTTGGTTATGACAAGTTAGGTGTTACATACCTACATAAAATGCACGAGTTAATGCCTGGTTGGGTAATGGCACACGGAGATGAAGGCGCACTCAATCGTGCACCTGGGGCTACCGCTTTGAACTTAGCAAAACGATTAGGAAAGTCAGTAGTATGTGGACACACGCATCGCGTGGGTTTGCAGCATGAAACAACTGG